TCATATCCATTTACTGATATTTGGCATAGTATCAGTATTTGTTGTGATAAATCAAATCGTAATAATGACTTATGAGTCAGAAAAATGATTTCGGGGTGTTGTACGTGGTACAAGCCCCATCAAGACCGAATCGATCGAGGAAGGACGATATCCTAGACGAATTAAAGACACTTAGCAAAGAAGAATTGATAGAGATAAGAAAAGACATTGTAGAACTAATAAACGATAAATAAAATGGCTGCTATAAAATCTTACAAGGGATTTTACAAAAATTTAAAATGCCGGGATTTTCAATATGAAATAGGCAAGGAATATGAGATGGATGGAGAGATCAAGGTGTGTAGCAGAGGGTTTCACTCTTGCGAAAGCCCGTTTGATGTTTTTGATCACTATACTATGATAGACTCTAGGTTTTGCGAAGTAGAGCAAGACGGAAATATATCCAAGGAGGATAGAGGGACAAAGATTTGCTCCTCGAAAATAAAAATAAAAGCAGAGTTAAAATTGGCTGACATGATCAATCTTGGAGTCGAATGGCTAAAAGAGATCACATCACCTAAAAAAATGAAAACAAGCATAAAGGATAATTCGTCCGGCTACGGTGCCCAGATTGGTTCGTCCGGCAACGATGCCCAGATTGGTTCGTCCGGCTACGGTGCCCAGATTGGTTCGTCCGGCAACGATGCCCAGATTGGTTCGTCCGGCTACGGTGCCAAGATTGGTTCGTCCGGCAACGGTGCCAAGATTGGTTCGTCCGGCTACGGTGCCCAGATTGGTTCGTCCGGCTACGGTGCCCTGATTGGTTCGTCCGGCAACGATGCCAAGATTGGTTCGTCCGGCTACGGTGCCAAGATTGGTTCGTCCGGCAACGATGACCAGATTGGTTCGTCCGGCAACGATGCCAAGATTGGTTCGTCCGGCTACGGTGCCCTGATTGGTTCGTCCGGCAACGATGCCCAGATTGGTTCGTCCGGCTACGGTGCCAAGATTGGTTCGTCCGGCTACGGTGCCCAGATTGGTTCGTCCGGCAACGATGCCCAGATTGGTTCGTCCGGCAACGGTGCCAAGATTGGTTCGTCCGGCAACGGTGCCAAGATTGGTTCGTCCGGCAACGATGCCCAGATTGACAGCACTGGCGAAGACTGTGTCATCATGTGCGCAGGTATTAACTCAGTAGCAAAAGCCTCAAAAGGATCATGGATAACACTATCCGAATGGTCTTATTCGGATAAAAAGCAAAGATATATCCCCGTTTGCGTAAAAACGGAATTTGTTGACGGGGAGAAGATAAAGGCGGATACATATTACAAATTAGATGGAGGGGTATTTAAAGAAATACAATAGCCCCAAGGCATTGCTTATCGGAGGATCGCATGAGAGACATCTACATCAAAGACCCCGACGGCGAACCGGAGTACGACGGGGAGGAAGAAACAGAATCCGAGGACGATCGGTATCAACGAGATTGGGAAACCAGCACTTTATATTGGTAAAGGAAATCATTCAAAATAAATAATCATGGAATCAAGCAGTTACGAGGTACTTCCAGCAGAAAGCCATGAAGTACAAATTTTACAGGTAGATGCGGTTGAGAGAGCAAACGTGGACTCACAAGTTGCGACCGCGAAAAGATATCCTAGGGATATCAGAAGGAGTATTGATAATTCCGTGGTAATGGCCACGATGAATCAAGACACGGCAAGGTCATGCAGTTATGCCTTGCCAAGAGGAGGGAAACCTATTACTGGGCCATCCGTACACCTCGCCAAGATAATCGTATCCAATTGGGGTAATATCAGGACTGAGGCCAAGGTTATCCAGATAACGGACAAGCAGATCATCAGCAGGGGTACATGCTGGGATCTGGAGACAAATGTAGCGTCCGCGTTCGAGGTTCGCAGGAGCATAGTGGATAGCAAGGGGAAACGTTACTCAGACGACATGATTACCGTAACGGGAAACGCCGCCAACTCCATAGCTTATCGCAATTCCGTATTCGCCGTTATCCCCAAGGCCATAGTGGACAGGGTCTATCAAGCCGCCCAAAAATTCATCACGGGGGATCTATCCGACGCTGACAAGATATTAAAAACGAGAACTAATATCATCAACAAGTTCAAGAACGAATACGCCATAACGGAAGAGGAGGTCATTAAGCTATGCGGCAAACAGACCAGCAATCAGATAGGCCCCGACGAGATCGCCATGCTGATCGGGATCATACAAGCGTTAAAGGACGGGGATACCACGGTAAACGATCTAATCCTTCCAATTCGTGAGACAAAGAAAGATGTCGATCAAAAAAAGGAGGCGATGAGACAGTCTAAGGGCAAAAACAAAGAGGACATGCCATGAACAAGTACTCATCCTATACCAACGCCGAGCTGGAGGAGCATTTATCAAACTACCTTATCGACTCTTGGAGTTACAGCAAGGTAGCCTCTTTCTCCCGGAACGAGAAGGAGTTCGAGAAACGGGAGATTTACCGGGAAAGATCCAGATCATCCTCCAGCACGGTAGCGGGTAACGCCTATCATTCGGCCTTGGAGTATTTCTTCATGGAGCTACAGCGCAAGGGGCAGATAATACCGATCACGGAAATGGAGAGGGTAGCGTTCTCATACATAGAGGAGGTACACCCGAATGATTGGAAGATACAGAAAACGACACCTACCGTAGAGGAATGCAAGATCGAGGCCACCAAGAACGCCACGAGGCTTATCAATAACTTCTACGGGGAGAAGGATATCTATCTTTCCGGTATCAAGGAGATAATCGCCGTGGAATCAAGGTGCGAGGAATGGGTAACGATAAACGGGGTGGACATCCCCCTACCCTGCCACGCTAGGCTAGACTTGGCGATAAGGACGGAAAGCGGTCGGACGGTCATCATAGACCATAAGTCAAGGGCCAAGTTCACCGATGACGAGGAGCTAACGTTTACCTGCGGGAAACAGGCGATGACCTACGTCAAGTGCTATGAGTCCCGCTTCGGGGAGAATGTTGACGAGGTATGGTTCGTGGAGAACAAGATCTCGAAAAACAAGGACGGCTCCTCCCAGTTGAAGAAATTCGTGATCAATCTCGATAACGACACGAGGAAGCTTTACGAGGCCATATTGTACGAGCCGCTAAAAAGGATGATAGAGGCCGTGTCCGATCCGGATTACGTGTACATGATCAACGATAGCGACAACTTCGTGGACAGGGCCGAGCTTTATAATTTCTGGGCCAAGACGCTGATAGCGGAGGTCGATGATTTCAACGTGCCCGAGTCAAAGAAGGAATTGATATCGAAGAGACAGAAAAAAATACGGGACGCTTCCCTTGGATCGGTAAACCCCAAGGTAATATCCGAGTTCAAGAGGAACGCTTCCTCATTCATTCAATACGATTTATCCAATAGTAATATGACAAACAGCGAGAAAATAGAACATATCCTACGGACATTCGGGGTGATCGTGAACGTAGCCAAGGAGATTAACGGGTACTCGTCAGACACGTATCTGCTAGAGGTATCCGCTGGAACAAAGATCACGACAGTGATGAAATACAAGCTAGACATAGCGAACGCACTGGACGTGCCATCCATAAGGATGGGTAACGAGCTTATGGTGTATGAGGGAAAATCCTACCTCTCCATAGAATCACCGAAGAAAAGAACCAAGTCCTTGTACTGGGACAAGAAGTATATCGACGGCATGAGGATTCCCATAGGAACGGATAACTTCGGAAGGCTCGTGGTGTGGGATCTCGATAACAACTCCACGCCTCACGCCTTGATTTGCGGAGCTACCGGTAGCGGTAAATCCGTGTGTATCATATCCACGATAGAATACGCCCGCTTAGCCGGTATCCGGGACATCGTAATTTTCGATCCGAAATACGAGTTCTGTAATTATTCCTCCGAGAAATACATAAAGGTCTATAATGATATAGAAGAAATAGAGGCCAAGATGAAAGAGCTCGTACAGGATATGCAGGAAAGGGCTAAATCGAGGGCATCATGGAAAACGCTGGTGGTGTTCGATGAGTTCGCCGACGCGGTAGCGTCCTCCCGATCGGGAACGGAACTTGACATAAAGGAAATGGTCGAGGTTGGCCAGCGAAAGAACGCCTTCGGGTTCCTCGAGCCTAAAATGGAACTACGCACGGTCGGTCGTGAAAAGTCATTGGAGGAGAATCTGAAGATGTTGCTACAAAAGGGACGATCGCTTGGGTTCCGGATCATGGCGGCTACGCAAAGAGCGTCGGTTAACGTGATCACGGGAGACGCTAAGGTGAATTTCCCCGTACAGATTTGCTTCCGTGTACCCAAGGAGATTGATTCCAAGGTTGTCCTTGACGAGCCGGGAGCCGAGACGTTAGGCGGCATGGGGGACGGACTAATGAAATCTCCCGAGTATCTAGGTATCGTAAGGTTCCAAGGTTTTTATAAAAAATAACGGCCATGGTTAAAAGGTACCAGCTATCCGAGTCTTTCATTAAAACACTGTCCCGCCATCTATCGGTTATCCTAGAACACGTGGATTCCAAGGGAAGACCAAGGATAGCCGATACCGTAAGATTGGCCAAAAAGGATCTAAAGAAACTCGAGAAAATAATCCAAGATGAAAGAACTGATATTATGCCTCAATGAGGCTTGCTCTAAAAAGCATTGCCTCTGCCATCAAAGGCAAAAGCATTGGAAATACCCGTCTAAAAAAGAAGGGGAAACTGTAAGACCAGAGTCGGTCTTATTTAATGGGAACACCCCTTGCAAGGGGTATATCCCACAATATGACAGGAAAAAGTATAATATTAATTATTAAAGTATATGGAAAAATTCATCGCTCAAAACGAGCCTTTATCAAACAGGCCGCAAGTCCTAGAGGACTCATGCGACGCCGTCGAGGAGATCTGGTACAATCATCCTTTTACCGAGGACGAGTTGAATGAGATCAAGACCAAGCTAGCGGACACGTCAATTGATATAGCCGAATTGGAACAGGAGAAAGCGGACTGGATGGAGTCGTACAAATCACGGCTAAAACCGCTTAATACGGCCAAAGCAAAATATCTTGACCAGATCAAGCGTAAATCCGAGGATATCAAGGACAAGTGCTATAAGTTCCTTGATCACGAGAACAAGGAAGCCAATTATTATAATGGTGCTGGCGAACTTGTCTATTTCCGGAGGATGCAACCCCAAGAAATGCAGAAATCAATTTTTAATATTAATCGTAAAACAGGAACAGAATCATGAGTGAGAACAAATTAAATGTGGTTGTACCGAAAGATTATAGTGGTGCACCAATCGAAGTAGTATTGAGAGAAGGAAAAGCACCCGTAGCACTCGACCCGAAAGAACCAACTCCCGTTGGTATTGAAGGAACGATTGACAGCCCTTTGCGTTGGCTCGAAAAACGAGTGGGGCTTATCGATCAAAAGCGGGCAAATATAACGGTAAACCGTGATGATATGGAAATATCTTTAGTGGACAAAGAGACTGATTACTATAGAAACCGTATTACTGGAGTATTACAGCCGTCCAAAGAAATGGTTGAGTTTGGTATCAATGCGGAAAAGAAGTGGGAACCTATCAAGTTATCCAAGTTCTTCAAGATGCATCGTGCCTTCTTCAAGGACAAATCAGAAAACATGACGCTGGTATCTGCCTTGAAAAACTTCAAGGCAAAGGTAAACCAAGACATAGAGCGAAGCAAGGAAGAGAATGGCAGCAGAACCGATAACTATTCGCAGGTGGTTGATTCCAATCTCCCGGGGTCGTTCAAGTTGAACATCCCACTTTTCAAGGGTTTTGCGTGTGAGGAAATCGAGGTTGAGATTTACGCTGATGTGGACGGAAGAGACGTTTCGCTATCCCTTGTGTCAGCTGGGGCAAATGAAGCCATTGAGGAATACAAGAATAAAGTGATTGACGAGCAACTGGATGCCATCAGAAAGATCGCTCCAGATATCGTAATAATAGAGATATAATAACGCAAGTTTCGTGTTTTTCATGGTATTAGATTTGGGTTAGAATGATTATCCCCGCCGTCCGTGAGGATATGCGGGGCAAACACGGTGGTATGGCGGAATTGGTAGACGCTAAGGTTTGTGACTATCGAGAGAATGTAGTTTTGTCCTTTCCTATTTGGAATTTCAGCAACTCATGCGGGTTCGAGTCCCGCTACCATCACGAATAACAAATATTTAATATGGAAACAATACAAGATTTAGATCACTTGACAATGGCCATATACCTTATCACCGCAATACTCGGACTTATAGCAGTGATCTTGGCCATATTCTTACTAATAAACGATAAAGAAAGGAGGAATCCATGGGAAAGAAAAGATACGAATTGGTGATAGCCGTTGACCCGGACATAGATAAATCCGGTGTATGCGTACTGTCTCCTTCCACGAGACAGATAATATTAACAAGCCTCCCCTTCCCTTCCTTGATTGACTTTATCAAGGAGGCGAGAGAGAGGTACAAGGGGGTAGACATAGTGGTCATTGTCGAGGCCGGATGGCTTAACGAAAAAAGCAACTACCATAAGGCTAGGGGTAAATCCGGCGAGAGGATAGCCAAGTATGTAGGTCGTAACCAGCAAACCGGGATATTGCTTCTCCAGATGTGCGAGCACATAGGTATTCCCTGCGAAGAGGTAAAGCCTTTGACCAAGCATTGGAAAGGGGACGAGGGCAAGATAACCCATGAGGAACTCTCCTACATAGTCGGTCCCTTGCCTAAGAGAACGAACCAAGACCAACGTGACGCTACGATTCTGGCTTGGTGGTACGCCGATCTACCAATAAAAATAAAGACTTGGTGATATGGCTAAGAAGAAAGACGAGCAAGAAAAGGTGAAATGTGGCGATTGCGCCAACGGACATCCTCACAAGGGGCTATGCGTTTGGTGCATCATACATGATGCTGGACGAGTAGCTAACTCCACGAGATTTTGTAACACTTTTAAAAAGAGAAGATAATATGGAACAAGAGAAATTTGATTTATGGTGCGTGGTCGAGTTATTCGGCCATTCAAGGATAGCGGGAAGATGTACGGAACAGAACGTGGCCGGTACCAATATGCTTCGGGTAGACGTTCCGGATACGAGTAACCAGCCCGGTTTCACCCGGTTTCTATCATCGGGGGCCATATACGCTATAAATCCTGTCTCCGAGGAAGTGGCAAGGCAAATGGCGGAGAACCTGCAAATACAACCTGTAAACATATGGGATGTAAACCACCTTGTAGACCAGAAACTAAAGTCCTTGCAGAGCGGAGAGTCTCCGGATTTTGATTTTTAGTATATGGATAAGGGTTTCATAATGCTCTCTCGTAAGTTTTTTTCTAATGAAATGTGGGAAGCAGCCCGGACATTCTCGGAGTGCGAAGCGTGGCTTGATCTAATACAATCGGCACGATTTGAGGCAACCGACACGATTGAATGTATCGGAGGTAGAGAAATAACATATGGGAGAGGATAATAAATCCTCTCTATTTTATAATAATCATTTAGATAACTGTATGAAAAGAGGACTAAGCAAGCTTACCCCCAAGGAGCTATCTATGTTAAATAAGACTATTAAAGGGAAACGGATAGTATCCTTTTATTCTGAAGATGGGGATATAATTAATGAAATGATGCCTTCTTGCGATAAACTTCGAAAATTCAAAATTAAGCATGATATCATTTATGCACTTGATGGAACAATAGTAAAGCGCATTCCAATCGGTGGCAGAGCAATATATCTTTTTGCAGAGAATCATGGAATAAGCTCAAGAATGAGAGATGCAATTCGTGAAGAGGCCATGAAACTAAATGACAGTATAAAAAGAAAAGTATTTGAAAGAGACGGTAGATATTGTGCTGTTTGTGGATGTTCTGAAAAACTCTGCATAGATCATATTATTCCTGTATCAAGAGGAGGCTTTACAGTTTTGGACAATCTTCAAGTATTATGTGAGAAATGTAATTTACAGAAAAGCAATATGACAATGGAAGAATTTAAATTATGGAGAAATAAACATGGCACGACCAAATAAAGAAGGGCTAGACTATTTCCCTTTCGATGTTGATTTCTTTTCTGATGAAAAAATAGGCTCAATATCGGGTGAATTTGGCATTAAGGGTGAGATCACCGCTATAAAGCTGCTTTGTGCGATATACCGAAATGGGTATTTCATATTGTGGAATGATGCGTTAAAGATGTCACTGCTTAGAGGTTTACCCGGCATTAGCTTAGAATTACTGGAGCAGATAGTAACACGCTTGGTTAGGTGGGGATTCTTTGAACAGACTCTGTTTAGCACGGTAAGTGTTCTAACTAGCAAAGGTATTCAGGAGCGATATTTCAAGGCTATAAAAAGAAGGAAAGATTCATCTAATTATCCTTACCTACTAGTTAATGTGGACAATAATAAGGTTAATGTAAGCAATAATGACATTAATGTAAGCACAAACCCTATAAAGGAAAGAAAAGGAAATAAAAATAGAGAGAGTCTTAATACGCGTGAGACGCTTTTCGAGAATTTCAAGAATGAGTTATTGGGGGACGAGGAATGGCGCAGATACGCTTGCCAGATATCAGGATTGAGCGTCGCTTTCAATGACCTCATTCCCGGCGAGCTGGATAACTTCCTCGCTTGGATGGTATCCACCGGGGAAGGCGATACGCTAAAAACGATAGATGACGTTAAGAGACGATTCACCTATTGGTGGCAGGGAACAGGACTAAGGGCTTATAATCAAAGACATAATGGAGAAACAAGAAAAGAAACTTTCGGAGGCTATACAAGCCATGCGGGGGCCTACGGAAAAAGAGAGGATCCAGCAAAAACAGGTGTTCAACCTAGTGAAGAAGCACGCAAGGACTATACAGAACGTTTCTAGGTACGATCTCTCGGACGATACGGAGTACATCAGCCACGCCCGGATGATAAAGGCGCTCGGTTGTAATTACCTAGGGATCGAGAGGCGGCAATTCGAGACAGACAGGGGTAATGACAAGGTTTTGAGATTCCTGTTGTATTATTTCAACGATTGTCCGTTGGCCGAGTCCGTATTCCCGGAGGAGAACTATAAGCTGCACAAGAACCTCCTTATCGTGGGAGATCCGGGAACGGGCAAAACGCTCATGATGCAGATATTCGCCGATTACTTGAAATTGACGGATAACCCCAAACGCTTCGTGAACCTATCCGTGACCCAGATGATGAACTATTACAAGATCCATGGTCACATAGACAGGTTCACGTACAACGAGGAGGCCGGGAAAGGGAGCATGGAAGGGAACCCGTTCGATATCTGCCTTAACGATATCGGTCTTGAGACGGAGAACCAGAAAAGCTACGGCACCAGCCTTAACAGCGTAATAGACGAGTTCCTATACGCGAGGTACGAGATATACCAGTCCCATCAGAAGAAGTATCATATCACTTCCAACCTATCCGTCACGGATTTCAAGAATCGGTTCGGAACTAGACTTGTGGACAGGTTCAAAAGTTTTAACGTGATAGTCCTAAACGGAGAAAGCAGGAGAAGATAA